GTGCTTCTTGAGCTGCCGGTACTTCTCCGCAGGGGTGAGCTTTGCTTTTTCAGGGGCTTTCGCCATCACACTTCCCCTCCGTCAGGCAATCTCAAAATGGGGGCCGTCAATGAACGGACGCTTGCCTTCGCTGCGGCGCAAGTCCACGTACGAGTTCATCGCGTCTTCCATCGATCCATCCCAGTCGCGGATGTCCGGCACATGCCACGCGGCACCCCAGCGCAACACGGCACCTGTCTCTGTGGCAGCTTGCTTCATCGCGTCAGCAAGGTCGTCGTACAGGTTCAGTTCCCACGAACCACGGCTACCAATGAAGGCCATCAGATCGACCGCTTTGCCGTCTAGGTGCTTGGAGCGCATGGTCTTGCTTGCGCCCTTTGCGACCAATGCTCGCTGCTCTTCCATCGTGCGAATACCGCAGATCACACCGAAGTCAGTCTTCGTAAGCAGTATCGCCAGCTTTACAGTTGCGACGAGCTGCTCGTCTACGCCTTGCAGGTTGCTCAAGCTGCGCTCTGAAAGTCTAAAGCTCATGTGTTCTTCTCCGGGGTGTTGCTGGCGCCGAAGTAGAAACTGATGACAGCGGACGCGCTGCCACCCAGCCAACCTACGGCGACGTTGATAAGGCCGAGATCGGCGCCGTGGTCGATGAACGTCACCGCCCCGACGTAGCCAAAGAACGCGAGTAGCGTACCGACGGCAAGGACAGTGGGTGTCATATCTTTGACACTAGCGTGGCGGCGGCGCGCACTGTCCCGGTCGGAAGCAGCAATCTTCACCAAGTCCACGTCCAGCTTCTTCATGCTGACCTTGAAGTCGGCCTCAACCTTTTTGATCTCAGCCAGCTGGTCAGGCGAGGCGTTTGTTACCGCGGCCTCTACAGCTTCCAAGGTTGACTCAGGAAGCCCCAGCTTGTCAGCCACCAGCTTGAGCGCCATGCCGCCCAAAGGACCGCCTATCGCGGTTGCGATGGTCGGGGCTACTGCTCCGAGTATTGCTGTCAGGTTTGTCATTGTTGCAGATCCTTCAGATACAGGGCAAAAAAGTACAGCAGCCCGCCGCCTATGCCGACAGTAGCGAAAAGCGTCGAGCCAAGAAACACTTTTGCGAAGAACGCTTGCTGCTGCTCAACCGCCGCCTGTCGCTGCTTTCGTAGCTGCCCCTCGGTCCGCAAAATTTCTTCCCATGTCCCTATGCCATAGGTCATCGACACCCAAACCTTTAGCTCGTAGCGCTGCGCTTCTATCTGCTTGCGCGCCAACACCGCTTGCGTAGCCATCGCCTCGATGTTGCCGGAGCCAGTCAGAAGCCGCGTGACAATGCTGGGGTTCTTTGTGGACTTCTCGATCGCCGAGATCTGAGCGGACGCACCCATCCATTTCTGGATGTCACCGTGCATAGATTCAATATCGCGGCCGACCTCGAACCCGCGCTTGAGCATCGAGAACGCTTTGCTGGCTGCGCCTATGGCAAGGGTTACGGAAGCGGGGTCCACATTATTCCCTCAAGCTTTAATATGGCGGATCATTTGCCGACCCGCGCAATCAGTGACTTTATATCGTCGCGGATTTCACCCAGCATCTTATTGGTTTCCTCGCGCGACTGCCGGGACAGCTCCATATCTTCACGGCGCTGGTTCCACAACCGCTTGATCTCTTTGCTGTTCTCAACGCTGCGCGATTCCAGCCTAATCAGCCAGACAAAAAATGACACCAAGGCCAAGACAATTGGCCAATACGAAAGGACATTTTCCATCGTATACCTTTACAATTTTGCGGGCCAATCGGCGTCTGTTAGATAAGGGAAGCTTACATGGCTCGTGATGTCGCGCAAAGCCTGACGGTAGATTTCCCATTCGAGCGGGATGTTGGTTCCCTTCTCGGTGTGGAAGACGACGACCCAGTCAGTTTCTGTTAGAAGGCTATCACGGCGCTGCCTTACATTCGCCGATGCCTTTTTGAATCTTTCTGCGCTGTCGTCAATTAGACGATAACTGCCGGGATAGCGCTGCTGAACAAAACTTTCATCCGCAACAATCCGGTTTATTACGTCGCCCGATTGATTGAGTATTTCGTATTTCATCACAGCCCTCGCCGTTGAATTATAACAATTCCCTGCCCGCCAGCGCCGGATTCTGTGGTACCACTGCCAGTATTAGAGGCGCCGCCGCCGCCTCCACCAAGTGTCCCACTTCCCCCTTTGATACTGTATGCGCCTTCCGATGCGATTGCACCACCGCCGCCCAAAGCTCCCGCATAGGACGCGGCTCTGGTAGTACTTGCTTGCCAAGCGCCGCTGCCGCCACCAGTTCCTGGATTTGAACCGGACACGCCACCACCGAATACCGCGCTAATTGGGGACAAGCTCCAAATTACATCAGTTGTAGTATCTTGCAGAAAAAATCCTGCACCTGCAGTATTCCCAGAACTAGGGCCAGCCGATCCTCCGCCCGCAGTTGCTTCGTCGTCGGCGTTATCAGACCCTCCTCCAACACCAGCCCCACCAGTGGCAGCTGAAGTTGACCCCCCTGTTGCGGTAGCTGTGCCGGATGAATACCCGACGCCATACCAGCCAACTGCACCACCACCTGTCGCGGTGTTGTTCCCAAAGGTCGCGCCGCTGCCACCGCCAGTAAAATTAAAATCACCGTCAGATGCGGAGCCGCCAGAAGCGCCCGATTGGTTTGTCGTGCCTGCTGTGCCGCCATCGCCGCCATTTGCAGTGAGGGTTGTAATACCGCTGCCGCTAAAGCTGGATGCTCCCCCATCATCTCCGTTTGTTGAAGTATTTGAAGTTGTGACAACTACCTCATTTCCACCCGCCCCGACCGTAACCGTGTAAGTTTCAGATGAGCTAAGGGTCAGTTTTTTAAGGGTAAATCCGCCAGCTCCGCCACCCGTCGCCGTTCCGTCCCCCGATCCCCGATGAGCCGCGCCGCTGCCGCCACCACCTATAACATAGACAACATATTCGCCAGTCACGGGGGGTGTGAATGAGCCACTTGTTTCAAAAGCACGGACACTAAGTGTAGGAAATGGGTCAGAAGGCTCAGGGGCGTCATCAAATACTAGAGAGCCAGCTCCATCCGTAGTCACGATTTGTCCGGCGGTGCCGTCGGTTGTAGGAAGGGTGAACGTACCCGTAAAGCTTTGCAGGTTTGAGTCATAGGCCAAGACATCTACGCCGATTTCAACGCCCAAGTTTTCGCGTGATACAGCTGCATCCGCCACATCCGACAGATTGTTAGACGCCGATAGAAAACCAGACCCCGGCGTAACGCCAGTTTCCCATGCCGAGCCGTTATAGACCTTCAGCAGATTTGACGTGGTGTTGTAGAACAAGTCACCTTCGTCAAGGCTGGTTGCCGGGTCGTCAGTGCCGACGCGATATATTTCGGCAAACGACGTGACGCCTGCGACATTTGCAGCCACCGTCGTCACGTCAGCGCTGATCCCAGCAACCGTGTTCACGTTCGCAATGTCGGTCGCCACGGTCGAGATGTTTGCCGAGCTGTCGGCGACAGTCACAACATCCGCGCTGATACCAGCCACGGTCGTGACGTTGGCCGAGATGCCAGACACCGTGTTGATGTTCGTTTGATCTGTGCTGGTCGGCGTCGTGCGCAGCCAGGCGGTGGTGCCGAGGTCGTAGACCTTCAGCACATTGTTAGCTGTGTCAAAGTAAAGCGCGCCGTCGATCAGCGCGTCACCGTCGTTATCCAGCGTCGGGTCTGTTGCCTTGGCGCCGAGATAACGATCATCGAAGTTGTCGTAGACCAGCTCTGCTGCCGCCTGCGCAGCTTCGGCTGCAGTCTGCGCGGTTTCTGCATTCGTCTCTGCTGTTTCGGCGTTTGTCTCCGCCGTCTCAGCCGCAGCCTGTGCGGCTTCAGCCGCAGCTTGCGCAGCCTCTGCCGCCGTTTGCGCAGTCTCAGCATCGGTAGCAGAAGATGCAGCTGCTGAAGCCGAGGTCGTCGCAGACGCTGCATCCACGATCAACGCCCACTTGGCTACGTCCGTGTTCGAGCTGATCGGCTGCGCTCCGCTCGACGTGTGCGCCGTCAGACAGATGTAGATGTTGTTGTTCGACGTATCCTTGACGATGTCGCGCCCTGCAAACGCCGTCGATGTTGCCCAGTTTCCGCGATATGTTCCAAGCTCCTGTGCAATTGAAAGATCGCCTGCGCTGTCAAACGCGAACACCTTGTTCGCACGGTCGGCTGCCAGGATCGTAAACTCTGAGCCGGTGATTGTGTTGGTGCGCGATGCCTTAATTGTGCGGCCCAGGGTTTCTTCGTGCTGCTGCACTATGAAAGTCAGCTTGTCCAAAGCACCTTCCAGGCTGTCAGCCGGGAACGGGTCATTCGGCACGATATCCAGCTCCTGGATCAGACCCTGCTCACGCAAGACCACCAGCGTCTCGCCAGACGCCGGAGCTGTCAACATGGTGACGTTGCCGCCACCTGCGTCGCCAACGCCGCTGACCGTGTAATCCGACACGATCGTTTTAACTGTTTCGGTTCCGTTTGCCGCGCGCAAGATAACCGTCAGATCGTCCTCGTCGAAGATCTTGTAGGTGTACGGGAAGACGGTCGTCGAACCGTTTCCTGCGTAGCTTACGCGGTTTACGCTGCTGCTGACTGTCATCTTACGCCCTGTTTTTGAAGCCGCTGCCGATCTTGGTACGCAGTGGCAAGGTTACCATACTCCGGCATTTGTAGCAAAACTTGAAATGCACGCTTGTAGTACGCATCTTCGATGCGACGCAAAATCAGCGCCTTGTCTCGGTCTGGCATGCGAATGTACGTCGGTCTAGAAATTTCACGAAGCAATGCGCTCTGGAAATCCATGTTGTTGTATTCCCGCAGCGTGACCTCGTTCTTAGCTAAATTAGTGAGATCCGACTGGGCGCCGGCGGCAAGCTTCATGCCGTCCATGCTTTCTCGGTTGCGCAGCGGCCAGCCGCCGGCTTGCGCGGCAACTCGCATCAGTTCTTCCTGCAGCGGTGTCAGCTCTTTGCCAGGCACGATGCGGATGCCGCTGGTCGAGTTCCAGATTGCCAAGCCTGGGCGGTTGCTGATGCTGATGTCTTCTGCGCCGATCACGTTGCCCAGCGTGTCGTACACTAAAGCATTCACATCCCGCTCATCGCGGAACATGCTGTCTTGGGCCATGTAAGCATCAATCGCTTCGTACAATTGCTTGGCAGTGGCGTCCCAATCGCCGCGCGGCATGCCGACCATCCGGAAATTTGTTTCCCCATTTGGTAACAAAAACGTGCTGTTGCCGGATGCTGCGCCCGCCTGCACCTCTTCCATCGTGTAGTATTCCAGATCGTCGCGCGGCGTAACGCGGGTCGGGTCTAGGATGCGGGCAACAGATCGCTGCAGCGAACTGATCGGGCTGGGTACGAGAGGGCCGAGCGGTGTGGCGGCCTGGGCAGGCCCGCGCAGCAGCTGCTCGACTGAACCGTCAAGGGCCGCAACAACATCGCTCATGCCCTGCAGCATCGGCAGCTCTTTGTAGTAATCAACCGTGGCCAACAGCGCGGCAGACGCCATGTTATTGCGCTGCTCTGGGTCGCGCGTCATGGTCATGCGTTGCTGCACATCAGCCGTGATGCCGATCACCGAAGTGACCGGGCCATAGCCTGCGTAGCTGACGTAGGTCAGCGGGCCATTGGGGCGACCGTAAATGTCGTACAGCGGCAGCTGATCCCCGTCTGCGTCAGTTGGAAAGCCGTCACCGCGAAACACCATACTGTACGGCTGCCAGCCAGGCGGCAGCGCATCGCGCAGCTTGGCGTCAGACGGCATGCCGCCCGTGATCTGTCCGTTGCTTGCGTACTCTGCAACAACAACCATTGTGGAGGCGCCGACAGTCAGGCGGCCCATCGCCAGCTGCTGCGCCCGTGGCCCGTTTTGGCCTGCCATGTCTGCCCAAGCTCCAGGGTTGATGCCCATAAACTCTGTCGTGCGCAAAACGTCATTGGTCGGCGCAGTGGCGAACGGCAAAATAAACCGACCGAGTGCCGTCTGTTGCAGCGCGCTCGCAGCCTTGCCGAACGCGCCCAGGTCGCTGGTCAGCGTGTTGTAACGAGCCGTTAAGTCCATATCCTCACGCGCAGCGCGCGGATCAAGCAAGACCATGCCTGCGTTGTTGATAGCCTCTTCGTTGGTCAAGCCTTGGCGCAAAGACATTTGATATCGCCGGTTGGCCGCTGTGTACAGCTCGCCGCGCATTGATATCGTTTTGAAAAACTCGTCACCAGCCAGCAGCAAACGGAATGGAATGCGCGCGCGATAGCCGAACTCGTTGATGGCGCGGCCGAATATGTCACCCCGGTTTGAGCTGATGCCCGGATCAAAGGTTTCAACATCCAGCTTTGTTGACATGCTGGATGGGCTTTCCGTGCGGAACGCAACAGATGCTGCGCGCATGGCGTCCTTAAAGCTGTCCGACCATCCTTTCATGCGCAGGAAAGCGTCTTGCATGTAGACCTGGTCTTCTGTCAGGTAACGCGGGCTTACGCGGCCAACCGTGCCGCGTATTGCAGCGCCGTAAGCACCAGCCATCATTTCAGCTGGGATTTGGTACAACATAAACGAGGCATTGCCGAGTATGTTTTTCATCTGCGTAGCCGGGTTCGACAGTAGGCCGGTCAGGTAGGCCTCATGCACAGCACCTTTTGTTGACGCATACCAACCGCGCTGAGACATTTTGTTAATCGCTGCCAAGCGCTCGTTTTCTGGAAGGTTGCTGGCGGCTAGCAAACGATCGGCTAAAGCCGTCGTGCTTTGCTCCAAGCCGCCTTCGTTAATTAAGCGCTGCGCTTCGGCGTTTAAGGCCGTCGCGTCCATTTCGCCAGACACCGGAATGCGAAACGATTGCAGCGCGCGGGCTGCTTCGGTTTGTGCGCCCTTGAGCTGCAACTGGATGCCGCTGTGGATGGCAAGCTGCCGGCGGAAGGCCAGCCGATCGGCTGCGGTCGCCTGGCCGCCTTTAATCATCTCTGCCAGATCTGTGAGCCGCGTGGCAGAGCGAACGAGCAGCTCGCGGCCCGCAACCATCTGCTCGGCGTTTAGAGATCCGTCGCCGATCTTTCGCGACAGCAGGATGCGCGTCATGCCGATTTCATCGGCGGCCAACCGAGCGGCTTCCTGTGTCGTGACCTCGTTGGTGCGGATGCCGCGTGTCACTGCTGCCTGCGGAGCGGCCAGCACCTCGCCGACAGCTGTGATCGTGGCCTTTACATCATCTGGCGTGCTGAGATAATCAAAGTTGAAATCGCCGCCGTCGGCCAGGCTCTTGATGTTCAAATCCTGCGCGCTGAGCTGCGCGAGAACTTCATCGGTGATGTCTTCCGGCGCCACGCCGCTCTGAGGCCCAAAGCCACGATTCTCTGCCGTCAGCGCGCGCTGAGCGCCAGTGCGCAGATCTTCGGCCTGCCGGATGGCTTCAGCTGACTGCGCGTCCAGCGCCTCGCTCGCTGACAACAGCACGTCATTGGGCGCGTTTGGCCCAACCTGCCCACCGGCAAGCTCTGCAGGCGTAGGCGCCCGGTACCGCAGGTCTTGAAATCTCTGCAAGCCTTCGTCGGACAAAACATCTGGAGCGGCTTCAGCGGCAGCGCCGCGCAGCGACAGAGCGCCAGGGTCTTCGACGATCCCAGTCTCCTGCGGGGTCGGAGGGCGCACAGGCTGGCCGCTGGGGCGGCTATCCTGCACGCTTCTAGACAACCTACTCAGCAGCTCGCGCATGCCTTCAGCGGCTGGCCCAGCGACCCGGACAGCCTGCTCTGGTCCTTGAGCAAACTCAGTCGGCGCGCCTTGGGCCGCCAAGGCTGCGCGCTGGGTCTGTTCATCCGCAAGTGCTGTCGGATCGATTGCCATGCTTACTGCCCTTTGCGGAATTGCTTGGGCAGGGCTTCTTCAAGCTCTGCCCCGAAAATCTCAGGCTCTTCGCCAAAATATGCAAGTTCAACATACTGCTCACGAGTCATGGGCAGATTGAACTTTTTCATTAGCGCAATGACGCCGTCGTCACTGCTGCCAGGTTGGGGGGTTGATGCCACCGGCTGCTTCATTGACCATCCTCCGTGCTTCGTCGATTTCTACCTCGCCGTTACGATAGCGGCTCCAGATAGCATCAATCATATTTCCGTTTGCTTCTGTCTTAAATGTGTCAGGGAAAAGGCCGCGAGCGGCTTCCCATGTAATTGATTGCATCTGCCGAGGTAGTATACCACGTTCTTCAGCCGCGCGTCGATAGGCCTCGGCGTAAAGCCCGTAGTTGCCGGACACGCCGCTGACCGCAGAACCCTTCGTGGTTCCGCGACCAGGGACGCTGGTGTTCTTAAAGTTGTGGTCAACCTCAAGCGAGTTGCCACTCAGTGGGCGCAGCAAGCCAGCAGCCACGGCGTGAGTGTCGATCGTCACATCGCCATACGGCGAGTTGGGGTCGTAGATGTTGTTGTAGAAATTGCGAACCTTGTGACGCTCACCCATCAAGCGAGAAATCGTGCTGACATTTCCGTTGGCTTCAATTGAGCCGACAGCTTTGCCGATTTCGTTCAACGACCCCCACCCGACACGCGACGGCGACCCGTTTGCATTTGTCGCAACCTCAAGGAAATCGCCTTCTGGCCCGACAATGCGGTAATCTGGCGAAGTGTAGGTCTGGTCGTGCAAGCGGACAAACAAAGCGCGCAAAGCGTTCTGCACCGCCGGATCTGGGTCGGTGATTTCGTCGTATGATTTGCCGCGTATTGCGTCTAGGAGAGGTTCGTATTTTGGCTTGTTCAAGCTATCAATTCTGCGGAACGTCTCTTCAATTTCTGGAGTAAAGCGGGTTGGCGTTCCGCTTGTTGGGCGTACAACATCCAGTACACGCTGGGCCAAGCTGACGTTTTGATACCAATCTTTTTGAGGCGACAGAGCTGCAAGCGCACCAGCCACGCCAGTGTCAGGCACACCGTATTGTTGCGACCAGCGATCAGTGATAGCGCGCGCGCCGTCATACCAGAGCTGGCTGCGCGTGCGCGTCGCCTCTGGAACCTGATCGTGCAAATACAGCAGATTGTCCTTTACATGGGCGATGAACTGCTCTGCGGTTTCTTCCGTCGTCGCATCGGGCTGCGGTCGCATGTTTGGATAGTCGCGAACGATATTGACGTTTGGCTCAAACACCTTGGGGTCAGCTTTTAGCTCGTCGTAACCAATGATCAGCTCACCCGTCATCGGATCTTCTGTTGCTTTTACCGCCGTGGGCAATCTGGTCGAGATGCGTCCAGCAAAGCCGCCACGGCTAGGCGGCGCCTCAACGCCAATCTCGTTTAGATATTCTGGAGTGTTGCGCGTCAGAGCCGCATCATCCATCCCCGTACCAGCCGCCCCCAAGTTGCGCGGCTCATCAATCACCTGTGCAGTTGGCAAATCAGCAAGATCATTTCTTGAAACGTATGCCTCTATAAAATTATCGCCGCGAAGTCTAGCAGCCTCATATCTGTGACTGCCATCTGCAATGAATGCGCGTCCAGGGCTTTCGTCACCAAGTGACATAATGTCTATTGGCGGCAATGGTGTTTCTCTGCTCGCATAGTTTTCAATCAAATTTCTAGCGCCTGGAAACGTCAATCTGCCACCCGGCAAAGCGCTTTCCCCATGTTCAACATTTTCTATTGGCATTCTAACCAAAACCTGATCTGGCCTTTTAATATTTGGCAGATCTTCATCAACACCAGCCGCCCCTAGACTGCGCGGTGTGCCGGCAGGCTGGAAAATCTCCATCAGCATTTCGCGGTCACGCTGAGCAATTGCGCGGCTGGCCCCGATCGTGTCAGCCAATAGGTTTTTGGCCTCTGGTGACAAGTTGTCTGCCAACGCCCGGCGCGCTGGGCCTGTCAGGCTTTTGACCATTGGCACCAGCTCAAGCGCGCCCATACCAAATACCACGCCGCCGACCAGCATATCTACTGCATTGCCGGCTTGGTAACCCTGCTGCGCGATGCGTGCGCCATCATCAAGCGAGAGAGCGGCCCCCAAGCCAGGAGCAGTGATGTCCACGAAATCGGTGAGATAGTTCGACCAGAACCGCAGATCCGCTGGGTCAATCAACTCGGACCCGGTGATGCCTTGCAGCATGGATCTTACAGCCTGGCCCACTGGGCCTTGCGGCTCTTCAGTGGCTGACATGGCGTTGAAGATACTGCTTTGCACGCGATCACGCAGGCTGGTGTCAGGCACTGTCAGCATCGGCGCGCCAGCATCAGCGCCCATCTGGATCTGCTCTGGCGTCAGATCAGCCGGAACCTGTATGCCAGGCTGGCTAAGAACTGCAGCACGATCTTGCGCTTGGTACTGAATTACTTCTGCTTCGGTAAATCCAGCGGCTTCGTAATCTTCCATAGTCGGGCCGTAAGCGCCGCCCATCACCATGTTGATTGGTGTGCGGCCATCGTTTTGGACCGCGCCTTGAGCCGCAAGCACATCGGTTTCAGCAGCTTGGACAGGCGTCACAGCCCGGTCGCCGATCTTGACGTAGCCACCAGACGACAGCGGGAAGTAGGCGTTCTCGCGGTTGGTCACGGGATCGTGTTCGAACTTGAGAGCCGCGTTGTTTTCCATTGGAATGCGCGCACGGCGGATCATCCCCGCTTCGTTGTAGCGCTCCATTTCGTCATCGGTGTTCTTTGGGATCAGATCGCCCATCAGCGGTTCATCCTCTGCTGGTACTCAGACAAGCTTAGCTTGTTTGTCCAGTAATCACTGTTGAAATTTTGCTGCTCAACCTCGCTAAGGGATGCCCACCAAGCATCCAAATCGGCCACTGGATTTTCCATACCAATCGGCGCCATGCTGGTGATGTTGGTCATTCGGAACTGAATGTACCTTTGCATTTCATCTCGGACTTGCGCGCGGAATACCTCCATCTGGGCGTTTGCCAAGCGTTGCGCTTCGTCGTTCAGTTCCGATCTTGTCATCGGGTTGCCTTCAGAGCGGCGTGCTGCTGCCATCTGTTTAAGCTGGGTGGAGATTGAAAAGTATGACGCCTGCGCCAGCCGCGCGGCGTCATTGTCCACCGCCATCTCTGCGTCATAGCCGAACCGCAGTCGCACTACACTATCTGCATCGGCCAACGCATCATCAGATTCATCTCCGATCTTGCTAAGTAAACTGGTGTAGTTTTCAGACGTGATCGAAGCGCGCGCTGCATACAGACCAGTAACCGTTAAGTTGCCCTGCTCTGCCCGCGTAAACAAATCTGCGTATACATCTTGGTTGGTTCTATCAGAAAACGACGACACAGCTGGCGTGTCAAACATGGTGTCTACCTGCCGGCGCTGCTCTGGGGTTAGGTAGTTGAAAGTGTCAAAATAGTTCATAAACGCTTGGCGCGCATCTTCTACAGCGAGTGGCGCGCTTGGATCAGACGTAAACCCAGCCATCGCCGCAACACCAGGCGCCATCGTAATCAGGTCAGAATTTGTGTAATTGGCACTTGGGTTGGTAAAAAAGAACATGCCTCGGTAGCTGTCAGACAATGTCGAGTCAAACGCATTTTCTACCTTTTCACGCTGCTTTTCTGCCGCTTCATACAAGCGACTTGAGCGGCTCAGCGTGTCGTAGATAATCTCAAGTGCTTTCTCACGCGGCAGCACCTCTAGTGTGTAGAGCGTGTACGCTGCGTCGTCAGTAAGACCTGACCGATCGTATGCCTCCGCCGCCGTGATCGTGCCGGCACGAACCTCATCTTGCAGGTCAAGCGCTTCAGCCAGAGCGACCGCGCGGGTTGGGTCGTCAAAAACGTAGGCCGCTGTTGTTCTGTTCGCGATGTTAGTGGCAAGCTTAGCTCTGGCGGCGGCAGACGCGCCAGGGCTGGCCGTGCCGCTTCTGATTGATGCGTCCTCGCTGGTACGCACGCTGATGCCCATCATTTCATAATCATCAGGCGTGGCGCCAAAAGGATCGGAAAGGCTGTCTTCAATTGCCTGCATGCGCGCTGCAGCCGCAGCATTCGCACGCGCTTGGATGCGGCTGTCTATGGCGCCTTTTAGTTGAAAGCGCCTTGACAGCTCGGATTGGTTAAAGCGTGCGGTGAACTCGTTGCGGGCTGATCGGCTTTCGATGCCGTCAGCCAAACGCGCGCGCACCTCGCTCACAGTATCGGACCAAGTGCCACTGCCGTCCGGCTTGAACACGTTGTATAGATCAGTGCTTTTCTGCAGCCGATCGGCCAGCGTCATCATTTCTTCTTCTGCAGCCAGCAAGCTTTCGCTCATCTGCACCTCAACGGCAGCCTTGTGCCGCATGACAGCATACTGCTGCACCTGGCCAAGAACTTCGCCCACAACCTCGCCCTTGCGCAGCTCTGCCTGCACAAACGGCTCAGCGCGCATCCGCGCCGTAATCGGGCGGCCTGGCGCATCTCCGGGTAGTTGCGCTTTGCTTGTGAATACAGGTATCCGCATTAGCTGAACTCATATGCTTGCTGGGCTGCCGACCCAAAGGATCTTATCAGGCTGGTGGTGCCTTGTGACCGAAGACCTGAAGCCTGCGCGCCGCCTTCCATCCGAGACAGCTCCGCATTCAGCCGCGCGGTTTCCTGCTCATCAGAAATCTGCATGTTGGTGATCTCGTTGTTCATCTCCGAAACAATCCGTTCATATTCAAACTCGCGCGCGTTTTCGCGGATAACCTCAACCGGCGTGCCTTGACCCATGTCAATGCCAGCGTAGCCAAAGCCGGCTCGAACACCACCCTGAACATCTCTTTCAAAAAACTTGGAAGCGCGGATGCCTTCGACCAAAAAGTTGCGATTGATGATTTCACGTTGCTTTTCAAGCAGGCCAATGTCCCGCTCAATCAAGCCAGCGTTAAACTCACCGACACGCTTTGCAGCGTCAGCCGCACGGTCAGCCGAACGCTTTTGGGAGAGACCCCCAAGCAGTGTCGCGCCTATCGTGAATATTTCAAACAGAGCCATGCAATCACCTTACATCATTTGTCAAACGTATTCATCCTTGGGAAAAGGGCAAGCACGCTCATAGGCAAAGGTTGCGTTTGACGGATGAACAGCCGGTCGTCGTCATTGTAGCCGCCGGGGAACTCAATATCTTTGTCGCCCGTAAATAACGGCACGGCTTGGTCCATCGGCATCGAGCTGTTGCGAAAAAACACACGATCGTTTTCGTTCGAAGAATTACCAACCTCGATGCCGACAGTTTCAAGCAGACGCAGCGTCACTGCGTGTATGCGCTTGGGCTTGCCCTGGCTGGTGCCGTCAGCAGATCCCGACTCGATGCGCATGGTCTGCATGCTGCTGGTGTAGTTGTAGCCAATGGCTGCGGTGGTCGAGTTAAACGCCAGTGCCACGCCGCCGTCAGCAACCCCACGATCAGGGTGCGTAGCGCCATTTGCCAAAATGGTAACCGTCTCACCCTCAAGGTGGTAAAGACCTTTTAGGCTGCCAACAGCTGCACCAGAGTAACGCAAGCCACCATCAACAAAAAACGCGCCAGAGGTGACGCCGCCGAAATTAAACGGCGTCATCAGCTCAACGTATCGCTTAGTCGCACCGTTGATTGTGCGCTTCACAATCATGTACAGCTCGTCCTCACCCGTGTCGCTGGGCAGCGCCGCGATGCTTTCGACGATGGCCTGGCCTCCGTCGAACTCGCCGCCAATGACGTGCTTGTGCCAAGCAACTACCTCTTCTTCTCTGCGATACGTTACGCCGATCAGTGTGCCGTCCGCACGAATTGCCCAGATTACGCCGTCAGGTTCTTGCTGGTAAGCAAAGGCAGTTAGACCGCCGACAGTTATATGCTCTGCCACAATTGTAATATCTGGGGCTTGGTAGGCCGAAACATTGATGTCGCCAACGTATCTGAACTCGCGCACCTTTCGGCCACCGCGCTGCACAAACAGTGTCAGGTCGGCAACCTGCACAGGCTCGACAGCAGCCGCCCCGTAATTTGAATACTTGCGAATGAGAGTGGTTGTCGGCGTTATAGGTCCGTCGCTGGTGGCCGTCAGCACATACTCGCCGCCGCTGGTGCCGATCGTCAACACCCGCGTGGCCGACAGGTAGCGGATGGCGTTTACCTGGTTTGACGCGATCGTGTAGATCAGCGCGTCGTCGGCGCCGGTGCCTGCTGTAAAATTGTTGTAGTCGCCGTTCTTTGAGAACCACAAAGTCTGCGGGTTGTTGTTGGTCCCGCCGTACACAAGGCGTTGCTCAAAGAAGGTGACAACGCTGGGGTAGTCATCGGCGCCACTGTTGAGCGCCGGATCCGGCGTACCCGTGATCGTCGGCGTTGCGAATGTCCAGTTGTTGTCTGCAGACCTGGTCAGCGTGCGGATCGCATATGATGGATGGACGATAAACATCGTGTCGGCAGACTGCACAAAGCGCAGCCCAGGCAAGTCCGCCACGGCGTAGGGCGTTGCGACGTTGTAGACCTCGGTGGCCGTGCCGCCCGAAGTGTACGCGGTGAAAGCTGTGGCATCGATTGCGTCGCCAAACAAATTGGTCAGCGTAAAGGTATTGGTTGTCGCGCCAGCCACCCGGTAGTTGCGACCGTTTAGCTCAATCATCCCGCCAACTTCATCAATGTAGATTTCGTCGCCGTTGGAAAACCCGTGAGAGTTGGACGTAATAACGCCGGGGCTTGCCTGTGTGATGGCGGTGATGTTCTTGTCGGTCGCATCGATGACCTGCAAACCGCTGCGGAAAACCCGCATGGTTTGGTCACCAAACTCCAGAATGTAAGTGTCGGTGGTTTTGAACTGGAACGGGATAAGCCGCGCGGCTTGGGCGCTGTTCTTAATTTCGCCGAGGTATTCAGTGCCAGGTCGCCGCGTGACACCGCCCTGGGGCAGCACCAAAAGGTTTGTCATCTCGGACAAGCCTTCGCGGTAGGTGTCCAGCGTGATCCGCCCCTCCATGCGTGGAGAGACTTCGCCTGCCGTAAATGAACTAAATGCCGGTGCTGATCGAGCCATCAGAACCTCGCTTCAATAAAGTCACTTGCTTCAAGCTTCATCGTGCCGCCTTCAGTCGCGTCAGAGAACCTGGCCTCGCGCAGCTTGCGCTCATACAGCGCGTCAGCAATTTGAATGACAGAAGTTGACCCAGTGATAGCATAGGCCGCCTCGGACGCAAGCCGAGCGGCCAAGACCGAGATTAAGCCGGCGTCGTACTGCGTCGGGTCTGTAATGCGCGCAACGTATTTAATGCGCACAATGCCGCTGTCAGTTAGCAGGTTGCGTCCCTCAATCACGAAGAATGGCTTGTTGCCCTGGCCAACTAAGTTCTCATACGGGAACGTCATTGACCCGTTCTGAAACTCCAAGACGCGCAGGCAGTAGGGGTTGGTCGGCAGGGCATACTGATGCGCGTAGTCGAACTCAGGCGCCGTCACGCTCTGCGCCAAAGTTGCGCGACGAATGAGACAATTCCAAGGGTGCGCGCGGAAAACATCGTCGCGGACGTTTTCGAACATTTGGTTCATTACGCGAGCCGTCTTTGAGTTCTCGCCAAGGTCGGTAATATTTGATGCGCCGATAATGTTGAGCGCGTTGTTTATGATAGCGACTACGCTGGACACGCTTCATCCTCCGCACATGGTGAAGCAGGGCAGCCGTGGCTGCCCTGCCTTTTTATCAAGCTTTACTCGTCACAGATAATCTCAACGACCTTGCCCTCTTCCATGCGGGTCGCGCCGACCGACATGCAGTAGTAGACTTGGGTCGCATAGGACTTATCTGCGCGCTCATCAATGCGTGCGCTTGGCTCTTTGCCAATCGCCAGCTTGATGCCGTCCATCGCCCAAGCAAACACGCGACGATCGTCGCTGCCGTCGAGGGGCAGGCGATTGGTCGTGATGAACTTGAAGCCGACGTAGGTATCCAGCTCGCCCTTAACCAGCGCGCGAACAGTGTTGTAGTCAGCCGAAGTAACTTCGGGGTCGTCCAACAGGTTCGTGATCTGCTTGGGGGAAACTGCAATGTAACGCGGGATCGAGGGATCAACGTCATTGCTGTCGAGGATCTCTTTCGCCTGCAGCAGTTTGGCCAGCGTCAAGCCAGCGCCGCCGACGGCAATGCTGTTGTTGCTGTCGAACGCCGTCGAGGTTGTGCCGTCCTTGCCAGTCAGCGAGGTGCCGAAAGCGGCAGAGATGATCACGTCATCCATTGCCCGGCTCATTGCCGAGGCAGCCGCGCGAGCATAGGTCGAGGTGGGATCAACAAGCAGACGGACTTTGTCCTGATCGTCGATCAGATCCGCATACTCATAGTCCGCCATAGTGACCATGCGGCGCGAGTGGGGTGTGTCAATCAGCGGGGTATCCGCATGACGAGTGGTGCGCAGGACAGCAGCAGCGCTACCAACCTGGTCAAAAAAGGCCTTTTCGCCATTTACAGTTTCCACGTCCACCGCATTGCGCAGCAGCGAACCCATCTGCTGAGACAGCATCTGGATGTTCGAGGAAAACTGGTTGACGAATGCCGTTGTGATTTCAACAGACATGTGTCTCTCCTTGGGTTTGGTTTACAGTTTTCGTCGCCTTGGTTGTCCTAGCGGGCCGTGGCTGCTGCTTACGGCAGCTAATCGACCGATCTGATCGGTGTGACCTGCGGGTCCGAAGATTGTCCGCTACACTACGCATAGTCGCGAAGCCTTAAAACTTCACCGACATATGTGTCATGCTCAGGGTGAAGCTTATCCCAATATGGGCTGTCACGTCTAGTCATCTCTGCAATGCGCTGATTTGCTTCGTGAGGTGTCATAATTAGCTCACTGGTTTCGCCCAGCAGCTTGTCCTCACCAATCTGCTCAGCCAGCTTGGCAAACATGCGCACGACCTGCGGGTGGTCGCCCAGCATGCGGCCATCAGACAGTTGTATTTCGTCCAGCAAGTTCGCATCGCCAAGCAACTGCGTCGCTGCGTTGTACGCCAGCGCCATGCGCTGCTCAAATGCCTGGCCAAATTCTTGGCGCAGATCTTGCTCCGACTCATACACCGCTTTTTCAGTTGCCTCTGATCGCGAAGAGCTTGCGCCTGTGACCGTTTCCTCAAGGAATTTGGCCATCCGCTCGACCTGGCGATTGTTCAAGCCGGCCTCAAACGCAGATTGCTTGAACCCTTCAAGTTCATTGTCAGAAAAAACTTGGTTCTCAAACTTAACTTCATAACCCGAAGAGGCCTGCGGGCGGCCCAGCTTGGCCCACACGTCCGCCCAGTCGTCGTCAGTTGCCGTCTTCCCCGGCAAAGGGATCTTGTCAGCACCAATCATCCGCTGCGCATGCACATAGCTTTTAGCCAAGGACGCAGGGTCGGTGAAATTGCGCAAGGATGGTTCCATGCGCAGATCTTCCGGCAGGCTGTCAAGAAACCCTACCGGGGCAGCAGCTGGGGCTGCAGATGCAGTCGCGACATCTTGAGATCCAGTGTCCTGGGTTGTCTCTTCGCTCATTGTCTTTCCTTCTCTTCGGACAGCATTCGGACGATCAGCAGCACTGCTGCGCGCTGTCCTTCATTAAAAGCTGATGTGTGTGGATCGCCCGAAACAAATGTTGTTGCGTTAAACGAAAAGCGCTTCATCAAATCGTCCAGCACCTGCTGGCCGTCGTCAGTGTTAAACGTGCGGCGGTACGCCAGCTTCAGCTCTTCAACCTGCTTCATGTTCACAGCAAAGCCTCCGCGCCGCCGAGCGCCTTGACCATCGGCGCAGCATTGCCCAGCGCTTCAGCCTGCATCATCTGCGTGGCAGTCTCAGATTCCGCTTGTTGCGCTTGCGCCTGCTGGCGACGCAAACGCGCCACCTCTTCGTCAGACCTGATCACCGTGGCCGGAATACCAGTCGTATCAACCAGGTACTTCACCAGCTTGTCGCTGTCCAAGTAATCCATGACAGGCGCCACCTCGGCGATCTGCATCATCACCTCAAAGCCGCGCAGCATCGACTGCAGATCCGTCAGCTTCTGCGCCTTGGCCAGCGGCGATACATACTCAATCTCAATGTCTTGGCCCTGCAAATCTTCCGGCGCCGGCGGCAATACACCATTGCGCAGCAAAATGCTAAACACGCGCGAAATCAAAGGCTGCAACATTTCAGACTGCAAACGCCCAAGAACCGGCCCAAGCAACCGCATCTTTTCTTCATTGCGCTGCAGCACTTCGGTCGCCGTCATTGCCTGCCCTTGGGCCAACAACAGCTGGTCTACATAAAACGCTTGGCGAATTGCGCCACGGCGCTGCTCTTCCATGTTCAAACCCAGCGGGTTGTTGGCGCCAATGTTTAGCGGCTCCAACCGATCGCGCGTGCCGGCCCGGTAGAAGTTCAACGAGCCAGGCGTCGTGCGGATCGGCATCATGAAGCCGTCATCCGGCACCATCAGCGGCGGGTCGATCTGCTTCTGCGCCGCGCGGATGGTCACCTCACACATCTTGTTAAGCATCTTCACATCAGGCAGCGCCGTCATCGCCGGCGATCGGCCATAGGTTGACACGCTGTCTTTCACAAAGCGCGGCACCATGAACGGAAAATCGTCAAAGCCGCCCTCAGACAACAAAGCTTTGCTGTCCATGTGGTAATACACAGACGCAATCGCCTTGTTTTTCGCAGCGCGCCCAGGCTTGCCGCCGCGCGGGTACACCGCGTGCAGAATTGTATGCTCGGTGTACGGGCTGTTTTCGACATCCTTCTTCACAACAAGCGGCAACGCCTCAATGCCAAACTGTTGTTCCAGCGCACGCGCCGTCATCTTGAACTTACGGTAAACCGTGTCAACCACGCCGCTCGCGTTTTCGGAAATCATGATCTCAGCAATGTGGCGCGTGCCAAACCGAACGCCGTCATCGGCGCCCTCAACGTAAATCGCGCCAGTGCCAAACACTACCAAGTCAAAATACAGCTCATGCACTTCCTGCTGGAAGTTCGAGCGATGAAAAGCCTGGTACATTTGATCAATGCAGCTCTCAAGCCACTCGTTGGCTGCATCGTTGCCCTGCAGATCACGCTCCCTAAACCGCATCGAAAACCACGGCGTGGACGGCGATGTCAGCATGCCGTGCAGCGACGACGCCAGCAGCTCAACCGCGTGGATAGCCGTGCCGTCAAAAATCATTTCAGTGCGCTTGTCGCCCTGCGCGCGCTTTTTAACAATGTCCGCCTTGCGCGGCAGCATGTAATCAGCCAGCTGCTGCCAGTGATGCTCCCAATTCGAACGCGCGTTGGCCAAATCATTGTACCGACGATCTAGCCGCGAAACCAGCGGATCTACACTTGCCATTACATGCCCCCGTAATTAGCCATCAGGCTCTGCCGAACCGGACCAGCCTTCTTTTTCTTCCGCATATCTCCGCCCTCCATACGACCAGCCATGCGCTGGTTCAACCGCTCAATCGGATCAACCGTCATGGCCGACGACACGCCCTGCGTTGGCTGCGACGCCGCAGCCCCCATCAAGCCAGACTGCCGCTTATATTCATTCTTGCGCATCATACGATCAGGCCTCCGCCCATCAGACTACGCCGGCGCCGCGTCGTGCCTTCGCCGCCAGACAGCAAGCCGCGCGACGAAGTCGCAATCGTTTGCGCCAAGCCCAGCTTGCGCTGCTTCTCAGCCGCCGTCTCGCCAGCTTTTTTAATTCGATCTTCCTGCTTGACCGTCATGCCAGAGTCACCAACAGGCTCAGGAGGTGGTGCTTTCGGCGCAGTTGCTTTCGGCGCAGTTGCTTTCGGCGCAGTTGCTTTCGGCGCAGGATCTCTGTCCCTGTCTTTATCGGTGGGCGGTGGCGGGGCCATAGCATTCATACGATCCGCGTTTTGAATGCGCCGCATCACGTTCGCATCGTCCTGGCCAAACATACCGCTAAAGCTATACACGCTTGACTCAGGGTCAGTAGTTCTGTCACCAGCCGAAATGTTTCGATTGGGTATGTCAACCGTAGCAAAGCGCTCAACCGTGCCGGAAGGCGTTTGCACGCTCCCAATCCTCGGCTTCACAATCGGACGATAAGACGTAGTCGGCGCGTATTGGCTGCCGCTGTCCTTGCTGTCGCTGCCGCCGCTAAAAGCCTCCTTGACGTTTTTAACCGCCTTGTCAAAAGCCTCCTTAACTCTGCTCATTATCGACATATCTTACCTCACGCCGTGAACGGGTCATAATCCATGACCGCCTGCTTCTGGGGTGGCCTCGACCGATCCCCCGTTTCCCTAATCCCAACCGCCAAGTACCGAAACGCATCGGCAGCGTGGCTGGTCCAGTCATGAACAGGCGACGCGCGGAAAGACCGCGTGCGCTCGTTGTAAGCGCGATGATACTGCCTTAACGCCTCCAAGCCAACCTTTGTCTTCTCCCGGTCAAACCAAAGCCTCGGTATCAACATTTGTGCCGCATGTATCCCGTCCTCAACAGGCAGCTTTGGCACAATCCGGAAGTTCAAACCCAAATCCCAAGCAACCTCCCGCCGGCTCTTCCCGCTGCCCAGCTCCCGAACCTGGATGTCGTGCGGCGCGTAATGATCCCCGTACAAATAACGACGCTCCGACAAAACCTTGCAGTAATGGGGCAAGCCCTCATTGCGGGCCTCGTAATAATCAATCACATGGATCGCACGCCCAACCGTCTGCGTAAACCAAATTGCCGTGCTGTCGCCAACACCAAGATCCCAAAACGTATCCACTCGGTGCGCAGGGTCATACGGCACGTTGCAAACCCTGCCAGCATCTTGGGCATCCTCCAAATCCTTGCCGTAAATCGCGCCAGGCACATTCGCGTTCCACGAACACTCAAACTCCTGCTGGTACTGGTCATGCGACATCGTCTGACGCGCAGCAGCCAATTCCTCATCATCCAAAATCCCAGTCTGACCAGCCTTGTAAACCGCACAAAGCCAATCATCATTCCCACTCGCCTCCTCGTACAAATCAAAAAACGCATTGTGACCCTTTGGGGTGCCGACAAACACAGCCCACCCCTTCCGATCCGACAGCGCAGGGCGGATGACTTCGGGGAAAACATTCTCTGGCATCTGCGCAACCTCGTCCATCACGCAGCCGTCCAAGTAAATCCCGCGCAAACTGTCAGGGTTCTCAGCTCCCAACAAACTAATCCGCGCACCAGTCGGCAAATCACACCGCAATTCCGTTTCGTGGAACTTGGCGCCAGGTATCCCGCCAGCAAATTGCTTTAGGTAATCCCAAGCCACGTTCTTCGCCTGACGATAGGTGGGCGCCATGTAGGCATACCGGGGGTTCGTCTTCCCGCACATAATCGCGTCACGCAAAATGTGATTGATCGCCCACACAGTCTTGCCAAAGCGCCGGTGGCACACAACCACCCCCCACCGCTTGGCCTGCATCTCGGCATGCAGCGTCAGCTGCAACGGTCGCGGCGCGTAAGGTATAACAATTTCCATCAATGCACCTGCTCTGTTTTTTCGAACTCGATGATGCCGAACTGCTGCAAGATCTCTTCGTACAGGTCAAGCAGCAGCATCGTCAGCTCGACCAGCTCAACGTACTCGTAGTCGTCCGGATTATCCATCATGTCGGCTAGGTCGTCCTGCATGGCTTGGATGTGGGCTATTATGGCTGGGTGGAGTTCTGGCATTGCGGCAGCCTCGCAGAGAGAGTGTGTACTTTCAGCACCCGTCATATCGCTATAGGAAGTGGCGGGCGGTTTGGGGGAGGGTGGGGGTCGGCGTCTCGGAAAACGGGTCGAAAGGCGCATAATACGCATTATGTTAAGTAGCGGTTTCAATGTTATCAATGACTTAGCATTTTGGCCCCCAGAAACCGGACCCAAAACACAACATGTTGTGCCGGGGGCATGGCACCCCAGCATCCAGCCGGCCCCCGCGCGTAGATGGCAACTCAGCGCGTGTGATATACAGGACGACACGGCCTTATTGCTTATCGACCGAGGCAACGTCGCCGCTGGCCCAGCTGATGGTTATGGCTGACTGCTGCTGCGGTGCGTCCTCTTTCTTGTCTCTGATGCCGTATGGCTGTGTGCGTGCCAGCGTCCACTTGAGGCTTTCGACTTCGAGCTTTCTGCGCTGGATCTCTGCGCCGAGCCATCGGCTGTCGCACGGTGATCCGTCTGGATGCTGTGTTGGCAGTGGATCGCTGGCCAATGTGTTGATGCGGTCTGCGTAGTACTCTGCCTGCCTCACCCGTCCATCGCGGTAGATCTCATGGAGTTCTGGATCTCGGATGACTGCCTTGGTGATTGCGTAGTATGCCGGCATGCCTTTGTCTTCGACGATGCGCAGCAGGCTTTCGCCTTGCGCAAGTCTTTCGGCGATTGATGTCATGAGTGCTTTTGTGACTCTGACGTACTTTTGTTTAGGCTGGTCTGTCATTTTAATCTCCTATTGCTATCTCGCCACCGCAGGCTGCGTATCCTGCCATGTCGATCCAATTGTCTGCGTGCGTTGGGTTTGACCTGATGCGCGCCACCTTCAACAACGCCAGCATCACGGCCACATCGATCGACGTGATGTCGTCAGTGCCGAGGTATGCGCTCCACAGCTCTGCGATGCGGTGGAAATTGCTTTCGGCGTCACCGTGTGTGGCGGCTCGGTCTTTGGTCACATATTTGGCTGCTGTTGCTAGTATCTCTGATCTTGTCATCACCAAGGTATCTCATCCTCTAAACTCTTGTTGGTAATTTTTATCACGTCGGCCTTTGGAAAACTACTCCTGACAGCTGCGATGGTTTTTCCTGTGACTGACTGTTGGTACATTGCGATAGCAAGCACCATTTCGCGCTCTGACACCAGCACGACATCTGGGTGCTTATCCTGTACCCTCTGCCAGGCCCTAGCGTCGCGCAGGAGGCCGTACTCCATGCCGTCGGCTTGCAGGAGCCACAAATCATCCGAGGCGGGCTGTGCGCCGCTCTGAGTGGCCGCTTCATCCATCGCCTGCATGCCTCTCATGCAGACCCCTGCTCTGAGTGTCACTTGTTCTGGATCTTGGTCATCGATTGCTGCATTGAGCTTTGCCATCGCTGCGCCGTATCGCTGCGCCATTTCCGGCGACACCAGCTCGACGAGCCGATCGACGCCCCACTTGTGATCCATCGCGACGGCCATGCGGTCGAACGGGCCGAGAGCATAGTCACATTTGATTTCTTCCTGCGTCACGCCTGCGTGCAGGATCCGATCGGCTTTACGCTGCCTCTTTGGTTTAGCTGGTCTGTGGCTGGTCATATCCATCTCTGTTTTTCTGGGGCTTGTAGGAATTAGGAAACCCTAAAGGGCTTTCCTATTCCTCCTACAAAACTGCCCGTGCGTATGATTTATGTATGATTTTGTATGAATTGTATGAAACGCCCTCATAACCCTTTGTTTTCGTTACATCCACTTTTCCTACACGTTTCATACACAGCCCTGTTTCTGGGTGTCTGCGGAAAGCCCCGTTTTTGGCCGTTTCATACACCTTTTCATACAAATTTTCACACCCTTCCCTCCTTCGCCGACACCCACAAATAGCCCTCGTTCTGGGTCATGTAGCCGCTCAGCAGCAGTCCTTCGAGCGCCTGTTTGTACCCCGCTCGTGGGTTTGCGCCGGCCAGTTTGCCTTGTGCGAACTTGGCGAAATCTGTCTCATCGATGATCCAGTATGTGCTTGGCTCTGGCCATCCGACGCCGCCTGGGTTGCCCATGCCTGCACCTTCGTCGCGCATCTGCTTGAACGCTTGCACCAGTGCGATCTGGTTTCTGCCGGTCGGCTTCTTCTTCTTGGCGTCTGCCACGTCTTGTTCGTCGGCTTGCTCGATCGTGCAGGTCGTGACTTGGTCGCCGTCTATGTCGAGGCCCAGCTCGTGAACTTTGAGCTGGAAGGTGATTGGCTTTTTGGGTTCCAGATCCCGCTGCTTTGTCGCCGTTGCGGTTCTGATGTTGCCGTTGACCTCCAGCTCGATCTCTGTGTCTGTCGCGGCTCTGAGGCTGCTGTGGCCCCTGGCGCCTTGCGCTGCGTCTTTGCCTGTGTGGTGTACGATCAGGACGTGCGCGCCTGTGAAGTCTCTGAGTGCGTCGAGGTTATTGATGAACGCCGTCATATCAGTCGGCCCGTTTTCGTCGCCGCCTGACATTGCTCTGCTGAGTGTGTCCACGACGATCATAGCCAGCTTGCCGTATTGCTGTTCGATCTGCTTGCACAGTGCGCCCAGCTCCGGCATGTCGGCTTCTGGGTGCAGCAGATCGACAGGGCTGGCTCTGACGGCAAGCGGCACGTTTGGATTGTCGTGCTTTTGTGTGAGTGCGTAGACGCGGTTCTTGAATGCGTGTCCGCCTTCTGTTGCCAGGTACAGCACTGGTCCTCCGTTGATCTTGCTGCCCTGCCACTCCATGCCTGCTGCGATGTGGTACGCAAGGTCCAGCGTGACGAATGATTTGCCGACGTTGGATGGTCCATAGACGACTGACATCTGCCCTGCGCCCAACCACCCTTTGACCAGGTAACTCTGTGTCAGGACTGGCTGGGCGTCTGCCGCCCAGAAGATTGTGGGCGCCGGCTTTGCGGGCTTTGGATCCGCATCAAAGGTTTGCGTTTCGATTTTGTTTTGCAGCGCCTCATGCGGCGTGACTTCGACCTGCGGCGTCCAGCCCTTTGCCCTGGCGCCGTCGATGGCTTGCTGCACCTCTCTTTGCGTGTCGTCGGCGGTGTAGCCCGACATGGTGAAGCGATCGGTCAGTGCGTGGATCTCTTGATCTGTCAGGCCGCGTGAAACGTATGATGCAACTAGCCGCACGACGTTGTGGTGCCAGTTGTTGCCGGCCATGATGTCGGCTTCGGCCATCGCTCGGTCCATTGCTTGCTGGCCCAGGTCGATCTGCA